ATTCCAAAAGCCACCGCTTGCAGCATTTCTTTTGCCGCCGATAACTTTTGCTAATCGGTCCTCGTGCTTCCTAGACTGACGTTGTCCCTTAGTTGGCATTTTCCAACTCAGCAACATGCTTAGACCCGACTTTAACGCTTTCTAAAACGTCTTTTTCGAGACTCTCGCGAAGGTCAATATCCTCCCGGATACTATCTAGCATAGCATCTGCGCCTTGCCATTGCTTTCCGCTGTATCGGTAATACGCGCCGGCTCTAGTAATAACTTTATTTAAAATACCTAAAGCAACTATTTCTTTAGCAAAATCATAGTGTCCAGCAGGTACTATCCCACCTTCTGCAAAATAAAAATCAACAAATGCTGGTTCTGATATAGGTGCTGATTTATTTTTAAGACTGCGAATCTTTATAGTTTGACCAATACGTCTTTTTTCTTGGCCAGTTCCCTCTTCTAACCACTCATCTCTTTTTACTTCAAGACGAGTAAAAAAGAAATAATCTTTAGCTTTACCACCTGGGGTGGTTCTTGGGTCACCGTACATAACACCGATGCTCATACGGTATTGATTAATAATAATTCCAATAAATGGTCTTTCTTTTTCAACCATACTTCTTTTACCAACATGCTCTACTTTACGAAAGAATTTACCTGTTAGCAAAGCTCCGCGTCCCACGGTTGCTTCATCCATATCTTTTTCTTCTTCAGTTGTTGGTACTAACGCTGGAAGTGAATCAATGACAACGCAGTCTACTTCTTTAGTCTCTACTAAATTTATAGCAACTGAGTAGGCTTCTTCCATAACATTTGTAGATACAACGTATATACGACTTACATCTACTCCACACATTTCAGCATATGCAGGAACCCATTGTTCTGCAGCAATCCATACTGTTGTAAAATTAGGGTCACGTTTTTGATTAGCAGCAATCGTCTTTAAAGCAATAGCAGTTTTACCGTTACTTGCTTCTCCTACAATTTCATGCCATTGGTTAGCTGGCCAACCTCCACCTAAAACAACATCTAAAGCAAGTGAGCCAGAAGGCATACGGCTCATGTAATCTTCTCTAATTTCAGACCCAAGAATTACTGTATTATCACCAAATTGTTTATTAATATTTGCAAGTACTTTTACTAAACTCATTATTCAATCTTTCCTATTATGCCTTGTGGGTTGAAGTTATTTGTAGTTGATATTTGTTTTGCTGCTTGAGTAGGTCCTTCTACTGGAATTCTTGCTCCTGCCATACCTGTACCGGATTGTGTTATTGGATAGCCACAGTCGTAACAACGAGGCCTTACTCCGGGCGCACCACTTCCATAGTTACCACTACCACAGCCTGGACAACGGCTAATAGTAGTTGCACTTTCAGGAAGTCTGCGGTCTTGTATTTGCTCTTGTGGATAATAAGGTTGAGTCGGTTGTTGAGTGGGGGGAGTTGTAAATTGCCTTGGCTGTTGCTGTTGTGGTTGATTTGTAGGAGTTGTACCTAATTTATTTGCCCACCAATTACTGCTCATCTAGTTCCTCGATTTCATATTCTTCAAATTCAGCTCCACCATGGTCAAGTATACCAAGCTCTATACCTGCTGATAAAGCTGCAGTTATTGCTGAAAATGATATGTGTCTAAAAGTATTTCTTAAATTTTCTTCCATTTCTTCAAGATTTAAAGTTCCATTAGAACCATTTACCATTATTTCTGTTGAAGGTCTTTGAATAGCAACTAAAACTTGAGCATTTATTTCAGCAATATTATCTATAAATGGTAGTAGTTCAACTAATTCAGACATGCGATTATCGCTGTCTTCTATTTCTTTTTCTTCTCCTTCTTGGCTAATAGGATTTAATCCAAGAATTTCTGCAATTTTATTTGGATGCACAACTTCTAAATCATACAAATACCATCTGACTAAAGTAGTAAAAGGAATAGGATGTAAAGAATCTGTCATTTAGCTTCTCCCCATTTTTGAACTACTTTTATATCAGCTACCAAAGGAATGTTTAACACGTTTATACCTTCCATAGCATCTTTAATTGCAGTGGTTGATTCCTCGACTAGCCTATCAGGGGTAAGGGTAACTAGTTCGTCGTGAACGGTTAATAAGAGTTTCGCGCCTTCTGGTAGAGCAGCGTTGGCTCGTACCATGGCAACTTTAATAATGTCTGCGGCTGTGCCTTGAATACGAGTATTAAAAGCTTGACGCTCAGCACCTGCTTTTAGCCCTGGGTCTCTTGATAATAATTCTGGTAAATATCTTTTTCTACCTAAGATTGTTGTTATATGAGGAGGTCTACTGTTCCTAGCAACTCCAATAATCTTTTGTCTATACCTGTTTACTGAAGTAAAGTTAGCCCCAAAATCATCTAATAATGTCCTGGCTTCTCGTACGCTGCAACCAATCTGTCTAGCTATTTTGTCTGGCCCTACTCCATAAGCCATTGCTAGTACTAGAACCTTTCCAGCTTTTCTATCTACACCCATAGTTTTACCAACAGTTGTATAAATATCTCCGCCATCTTTATAGTTCTTTAACATAATTGGGTCTTCTGACATAGAAGCAATAATTCGTGGCTCAATCTGTGAATAATCAGCAACAATTAATTTGTAACCCTCTGGAGCTATAAACAGGTTTCTAATAGCTTTACCATGCGCTGTATGTGGGGCTGGTACATTTTGTAAATTTGGATTACGGCTAGAAAATCTTCCTGTTTCTGCACCGTGTTGAATAAAATCACAATGAATACGGCCATCGACTAATAGACTTTCTTTGTAATCAGTCTTAGACTTTCCATTGACAGTTCTAGTTACTTCTCCCCCTAGGTATGGAATAACATAAGTTGTTAATAACTTATTTAAATCTGAATATTCTAAAAGAGCATCTACCAACTCATCTCTACCTCTAAAAGCTTCAAGGGCTTCAGAAGAAACTGAGTAATCTGATACTGATAAATCTATGCCTTCATCGTCTTTTTTCTTTCCCTTGCCAGTTAAAACATGGGTCTTTAGTCCTCTACCACCTTGGTCTTTAGGACCATATAACTTTGCTTGCTTTTCTTGGTTAGAATTAATGTTAAAAAACCCAGCAATTTTGTAAATAGTTTCTCTTGCTTTTTCTATATCAACTTCTAATAAATCTTTAAGTTCTTGTAAAGCTTTCATATCTATTGGGGCACCAGTGAGTTTCATTTCACAAAGTACTGCTAGAACATCCATTTCTAATTTAAATACATTGTGCACTGCTTGTTCTTTAATCTTTGGTGTTAATACTTTCCATAACATAAATGTATATTTAGAATCTAAATAAGCGTATTTAGCAACATCTGTAAAAGAATACTTTTCTACTTCTTTTCCAATGCCTTTAACCATCTCATAATTAAACTCTCTCTTTAAACAATCGTCTAAACCTACTTTATTTTTATTACGGTTATCTACAATAAATGAAGCAATCATTGTGTCAAAGTAAGGTCCTACTGGAACTTTGTTGTCAAAGTATTTAGCAACGGAGGTTAAATCAAATACAAGATTGTGGCCTATCTTTAAAATATCTTTATTAAACATTAAAGGTTTCAATGCTTTAAACACTTCAGCTGGAAATAATTGTTTAGGAGCTTTGCCGAATAAAACAGTTGACTTTCTTTTATCTCTTGAATAATCACTTGGTCTTACTTCTAGTCCTTTAGCAACGCGTTTCTCGCCTTGACCAGTAAGTGGAAATACTTCTTCTAAAAACTCTCCGTTTGGATGACCCATAGGAATAACATCACATCTACCATAAGTAGCAAAAGTAATCCATAAAACTTCATTAACAACTGTAACGCCTCTACGTGGACCTACTGTTTCAACGTCGTAAGCAAAAGCATCTTGAGTTAAATAATGACTAACCATTTCATTTAGTTGGTCAGTAGTAGTAATTATATTCATAAATAGTTTAGGGCTCAGGAGCTGAGAAAGGGGAGAGTCAGCCCCTGAGCGGTCTAATGTTGCCTATCTATCCATTAGTTCTTCAGCAATGGCAAGCAAATCTGTGTAAGAAGTTTGCTTGATTGTTGAATAAGAAAACGGTTCCATTGCAGCAATTGCATTTGCAGCAGTTGCTGGGTCGATACCGTAATCTTCTGCCAAGTCGCGTTCTTTAATTGCGACTACATGGTAGACAGTGCTTTGTTTTACGCCTGAACGGCTTATAGCCCAATAATTTTTATTTAAAGGACCTTGTGGTGTGGAGTTAACCATGTGCAAAGTCTTAAACAAACGAGGAGAAGCAATAATCATTTGCTTCTGCGCTGGAGTTACGCTTAAGTTAGCAACGGTAAATCCGCGCTTATCTTCTGGACGATGGCGCAACTTAAGACATAGTGGGCACTCTGCACCCAAACATACATAAGATTTGCGACCAGTCTTTTCAGTTAAGAAATGCTGTCTGTAACTTGCAAAAGGACCATTAGGGTCAAGAAACTTAACCACTTGTAGTTCTTCGCTGTGTTTAAATTCAACTGGAAAATCGCCAGTAGGAGGTGTTAATTTCTCCGCAGCTTCCCAGCCTGATTGAACTGCTGAACTTGTTGCTTGTTCAGGTCTTGCATCAACCATATATGTGTCAATGCCTGGTACTTCTTGTTGTATAGCCATTT